TCTGAGCCATCTTTATCTGTTGATGTGTATCAATAGCTTTCTCAAGCTCTTGTCTTATTTGTCTTAGTTCTTGTCGTTCAAAACCCATGATTTACTCCTTTGTTTGTGGGTTAATATTAATCATTCTGACTACTCAGAATGTCTTCTCGCATTTGAACTTGGCAATATTCGTTGTTAGCTAACTCTGTAAAAATCTCACAGATTTCACTAAAAGACCAATCATTACCAAGCCAATTCTCAATCATTTCTGTAGTTATTTCATCCATGATTTACTCCTTTGTTTGTGGGTTAATAATACACTCACTCCACCACTCACAATAATACTGCAACCACTTAGTTTGTAGTGGTGTCTTAGTTATTGTTGGGTCGTGTAATAAGTCATCGGCACTCATAAAAGGTAGGCTTTCATTAGTGCAGAATTTCTTTAATATGTTAGATAGATATGCTATCTTAAATGCTTCTAGTTTCATTTGTTTCTCCTTTGTTTTAATAATAATCTAGCTTTCACTAGTCGTTCATTCTGTTCATCAGTATTCAACCAACTATGCATACTTAGTGCTTTAACCATATTACGCAAAGCCCAAGTTGGTTGACCTTTTAGATATAAATTACTCATGTTATCTCCTTTGTTAATTGAATTACAAAATCATCTTCATCAGATTTAGCATCACCTTTAGCTAACAACCCTATGACATAACCTCCGTCTTTTGGATTGCCTTTAGGATCAAGGTGTCGTAAATCTGTTTCATCTCCAGTAAATACTGGATAACCCCAATACCATTTTGGGATATAAGGGTTAAACACAACGGCTACATTGCCTCCTTTCGATAGAATGTCTAAGCATTCTGGCTCGTTTTCCTCACTTCTAGAGAATGTTAAGTGATAGTTCTTTGGTAGTTTACCTTGTAGATACCTCAACATTCTCAAAGGGTTTTTAGTATAGTCGTGAAACTGGACATCTGGATGTTCATCCATAAGACCAGACCTCCAGAACTCCTCTCTATCTGTATAGACATTCGGTCTAAAAGCATAAAACAAACCTTTTCTTTTTGCATATGCTTTCCTTGTTGATATCTCAACAGATAACCTCTCCATAAACTCAACTTTCTTTTGGGCAAAGTATACTGATTTTCTAATTCTAGATATCGCAACATTAGAAAATCTACCTCTACCTTGTTTGAATATGCAGAGGTCATTACATCTAGGTGATTTGTTAGCACACATCTCAATACCACCATAGCGAACACTTACATCAGATTGTGCACCACACCACCCCTCATCTAACCAACCTCTCTTTAAACCTTTGAGAAGTTTAGGATTACCTTTAGAGATTAACTCTTTAGGTTCTTTGTATGTGAAATTTAACATCGTCATTGTCTCCCTATATTTGTTTAAGTTTAGCCATATCTCTATCAAATCGGTCTTTTATTATCTTATCTACTACCTTATTGATATATATGAATACTACTTGACCTTCATTAGTATCTAATTGTCTAAGCAACTCTTCAAGTGGTTGCTCTAGTACTTTAGTTATTAGTCTTTCTCTTTGAATATCCATTAGTTATCTCCTTTGTTTAATATTTTATATTCCCATTCACCATAATCACAAATTTCATCAAGAGTTAATGTGAAGATGTCTATGTCATTGTCATTGTCATCAACACCCTCCCAATCCCAAGAATGATATGTGCAAAGCATTAATCTTAATTCTTCCAATGAATTAAAAATCTTAGGATAAAATGCACTTTGTAAATCTATTCTTAATACTTGCATTAGTCGTCTCCTTGTTAAAGTTTATGTATATAGTCTGTAAATAAATCTCTAGCTATTTCAGAGCATCTGTCGGCAAAGTAGTCTTGATTTTTTACTACAAAATCTTCCCACTCTTTATCAGACAACTCGTGATTATCATCTAGATGTTCTTTATCTAAGTATTGGTATAGTTTTATCATTATTTAGCTCCTTTCTCTTGATGTAAATTTACTATTGGTCTTTCTTTTTTCGATAGCTTCTTAACATAAAACTTCTCTTGGTCAAAGTAATCTTGCAGTCGTCTGATATGGGTATAATCATATCCGTCGGCTAGTCTACTTGATGGAATTTCGAAAGGTTCTATCTCTTGTTTAAGTAGTTTCCTATGGTACTCACAGTCCTTGTATCTATTATCAGTAATAATATCATGACAATTCTCTGAGTAATGTCTCTCTTCATCATCAATCCAATTAGATGCTAATGATTCAAACTCTTTACGAATATTTATTAAATAGTTCATATTATCTCCTTTGTTAATACACTATTCTAGGACTGTATTGGGAAGGAAATATGGATTACCCTAGAATAGTGTATAAGTTATTATAATATCTAAGAAACATATGCAAATTTTTGCGAAATTTCCCAGATTTTCCAACGATACTCGAAAATTCGACCGATTGCAACTTTTTTCTCGCCAAGTAAATCACATAAGTCCCTGGTCTTTATGGTTTTTTGTTATCAAATTAGCTATGTATTTGTTGCATAAATACAACTTGACATATGTATATGGGGTGTTCTCGGTGGGTATGTGGTCTAGTTTAGAATCATTCTAAATTGTTGCTACTCTTCTGCGTATGATAGCTATGTACCTAAATCATAAAAGGGGAAAAAGAGAATAATAAGTATTAAATTAATAAGCTGCACGATTTAGAATCAAAAGAACAAAAGTGGAACACACCTGGAATGCACGGAATCCGTGGCTTTCAATTGGTCGATAATTCAATTCTTGACAATTCGAAGAATTTTTTGTAGTCTAAAATTGTAAAAATCTTTTAATATTAACATTAAACATAGGAGATATAATGAAAAAAGATTTAAACATTGATTCAGATAGAATCGCAAAAGACGGAGTTAAAATTTATACTTTTGATGAAGTCAAAAAGATAGTAGAAAAAGTTAATCCAAAAACTGGTAAGACTTATCATACTATTGAAAACACTAAACCATTACTCAACGGAGATATTGTTTTATTTCCAGTAGGATATGGTAAAGATAAGATTCGCTCTAAATCTCAAAAAGATATGATAGCAATTACTGTTAATGATATCTGGGCTAAAGAAATAAAGGTTCAATCTAGAGCTTTTATGGTGATTTGGAATCTATTTGAGTCATTAAGTAAAGCGAAAAACTTTAAGCAGATAGATGAATTTATTTCTAAAACTGTTGTGAATGAATCTAAATCAATGTCTCTTTCTGAAGAAGAATCTAAAATGCTAGAGGAATTCAGAAAGCAGAAAGCGAATGCTAATGGATAATAAAACACGTAATGCAATTCGAAAATATGTTTGGATGTTTAGCAATCAAAATAAATTTGTTAACCCAATTACAATCGAAGAAATTGTTCAAGCTCAAAGAGATATGAAAGCGAGGTTAAACAAAAAATAGATAACTACAAAACCCATTGACAAAACAAAAAGAGTCGTTCCTAGAGATAGGGGGACTCTTTTTGCGTTGGGGGTCAAGAAAAATTACACGTTGCAGCTCTGCTATCTATTGTATCTACCATAGACAAAATGAGCAGATTTTCAAATATGGCCCCTTGTTTCTAAATTTAGGGTACCCATACCCCTACCTAAAACTTTAGACTTTGTAAATACACCGATCATGAACTTACCTTGCTCTAAGCCGGGTCTTACCATGGGGTGGTTCCCACTAGTCTGACAGAAGAAGTCTACGTCAGCGAACCCACCTTGTTTACCCATAGCCTCGAACTCGACTGGGGTGTAGTGCTTATAGTGAAACTCATTGACTGGTGGTAGTTGGTGGGGACGCACACATTCATTCGGAGATGACACTATGAATATATCTGATTTCTCTGCGGCTAAATCAAAGACTCCTTGTGCTAAGTCTGGTGGTATGTGTTCAATAAACTCAAAAGATACAACAGCATCGTAGCTAACTGGTAGTTTTTCACTGTCCAACTTGGTAAAATCTTCAACCATATAATTAATTCCTGGAGCTTTATCGGCATATGACTTTAGATATATGGCATGAGCTTCTTCTGATTTATCAATACAATCTACCCCACAATTAAGCATATTGTGTAGGATGTAGGAACCATACCCAATACCACAACCAATATCTAAAATATCAGAGGGCTTACTAACAAGCTCTTTTATTTTCTTTACCGCAAAGTTATATCGCTCTAAATGATCGGCCCTAATATTATTGGGATCCATAATTCGTTCAACCATCTGATGCTTTCATTTGTGTTGTCCAATATCTATCAAGTATATAATACCAACATCCATTAATACATGGTTCTACTAAAGCAACTACCCCAGCTTCAAACAACGAAGCGCCAGTCAACCAGTAGACAACATTCATAGCTATAAATATATGTCCACATGTATAGATAAGGGCACGTCCAATACTTGTGTTTATCATGTCACAACTTTCATAATACAACCTTGTTTCCAAGATCTGGCCATCGGTACAACTTCTCTTTTAAAATTTACACACCATTCACTTAAAGCTTTCCATTCTCCCTCTTCCCATTTTGGATAAGGGGATATAGGTGATGGTAACAAATCATCAAACCGTATTAATGTACCACTAACAATCTGATCATTTAATAATTCAAGAACAGTTTTTGTGGATGCATATAAATCACAATCAATATTCATAAATGATATGTGGTTATTATGATCTTTCTTCCAGATAGGTATAGTGTCTTCGAACCAACCCTCATGTAATACTACATTTGGTACTACCTTTGGTAATTCATTCATAGCAAAATGACCTTTCTCAATAACCTTATGTCCCATAAACCATTGTTCAGGTAGTCCTTCAAAACTATCAAAGCCGTGAAATGTTACTTTCTTATTTAAACTTGCTAAATAATTTATAGACTTACCCTCAAACACACCGAACTCAACATAGTGACCCTTTGGGTTTTGAATATTCTGCATACAGAATTGGTATTCCATAACACGATGGTCTAATAGAACCATTGGTTGATATAAAAATTCTTCTGGTCTCATGAAATGCATTGTAAACAAACACTTGCATATTGTCAAATCCTTGTTTATATTGATAGAACCAGACGAATCCACTTAGTTTTTCCTAATAAACTAGGTTTAGAAGCTTCACTTGTCTCCTACAGCTTTGGACTTCTGGTTTTTTGCAAAGAAGGGACGGATGGTTGTGGGTTATCGTCCTCCCTTCATAGATTTAAAGCTATGACAAAGAAGAAAGTACATATTCTCTACGGTAAAATGACAGAAGAAGAGCTAATTAACTTGTATAAAGTTAAAAGAAAGGCGAGAATATATGGAGGGGG